TGTATATTATATTATATTGGGAATGATATACCAATAAGTTAGCTATTAATTATCGGGCTATGTGTTATGTTCCGTAAATGAGTGAAGGATAAATTGTATTCATAAATAAAGTAAATAACCTATCCCAATAAGTACCTAATTTAACATAATGGTAATTATAAGACAATTGCATAGTTGATTATCAGTGTGTTATATATGTTAATTTATACCACTATACCCCCTACCTTGTTTATTCGTGTAATCAATGTTACAACGCCAATGTGCCCTTCACATTTTTGATATAAAACATTGTTTTCACCAATTTTAACTTTTGTTCTATTATTTAGAATTATTGTTGTAGCTTTGATTTTAAATTATACTTATGGAAGATTTATTATCAAGACTTATTAATGAAAGAGTTGAGTTATGTGACAAATTGGAAAAATTGGCTAATTTCATTTATTCTGAAAATTTTAATTCTGTTAGTCCAGTTCAAAAAACATTACTTCAGATACAATATCAATCAATGGTAACTTATCAATATTGCTTATCTGAGAGAATTAGCTGGTTAACTATTGATAAATAGAATTATGAAAGATACTTGTGCAAAGAGAAACTATAAGTGCAAATGTGGTGTTGTCCAGGAGGAGTATGTTTGGAGCAGTCAGATTAGGGAGGTGCAGTTTGAGTGTGGTAAGTGTGGAGCTTGGATGGGTCACAATAACCTAAAGGTGAAGAGTAAGGTGGGAATTATATCAATCAGAACGCCAACCAAAAACCGATAATATGAATGTTTACCATTATGCACTATTGTTTCTTCAATTAGTAGCTTTTTTAATTAATTTGCACAAAAACGGGGAGTTAAAACCAGAAAGAGACTTTAGGTATAACGCTACTACTGCTTTTTATTCTTTAGTAATTGCCTATACTTTAGTTATTTTATCAGCTTATAAATAATTTATGAACGCAGAGTTTAAAGACATAACAAAAGAAGCATTTATCATTGCTTATAGGGAGAATTTTGGAAATATTACCATAGCTTGTCAAGCGTGTGGGATTAGTAGGACTATGTACCAGAATTGGATGAAGAATGATACTGAGTTTAAGAAGGCTTTGGCTGAAATAGAGCCAGAAGAGATTATGTTGGACTGGGGGGAGCATAAGTTGATGGAGAGGATTACTAAGGGTGATACATTGGCCACCATGTTCTTGCTTAAAACTAAGGGCAAGAGAAGAGGGTACATTGAAAAGACTGAAGTGGCTCATGAAGGAGATGTGGTGAAGCAGATTACGGTGAACGTAGTGAAGCCATCGGAATTACCTAACTTGCAGAAGCAACTTGATGGTGATGAGAATATAATAAACTTCGATACTCAGAAAGATAACAGCTTTACTGTTCCAGCCACATTGGCTTCCGAGGTACCAGAGATTCCGTTATATGACCATGATAAAGGTGAGTTGTTAGATATGAACGACCAAGATGAGTTCGAGGAGTAATGATTGATAAATCAAGGTTTATTGATTGATAAAGTTTTCTATTGGTAAACTTTGTGTCACAATTTTATATAAATATGTGACATAAATTATAAAATCTTGTTGTACCTAAATTATAATAAGTTGCATGAATTTTTCTGATATTTCATGCATAATGTGTCATAAAAGGCACTTTTTGACTTATGTTTGTCCGATATAAGTCACATTAGGGCCTAGCCTCTATAAAACCAAAAAGTATTAGTTTCGCTTTAACAAAGCCAATTTTTTAATTTTTTCCTAATGCCCTATGAACGTAACCACAAACATCGTTTTCGAAATACTGCAAAACAGCCAAAAAAAAATATCTGTTATGCAAGGCGGAACAAGGTCTGGCAAAACCTACAATGTATTGACCTGGTTTATCGTAAAATTGTTACAAGAAAAAGGGAAGACACTAACTATCTGCCGTTCATCGTTGCCATCCATAAAAGGCTCAGTAATGAGAGACTTTATAGAAATTCTGTCGAAATATGGCCTATACTCAGAAGAAAAGCACAACAAGTCAGAAAATCTTTACTTCTTAGGAGGCAATACCGTAGAGTTTGTCTCTACAGACCAGCCGCAAAAAATAAGAGGTCGTAAAAGAAACTATCTGTTTATTAACGAGGCCAACGAGGTGAACTACGAATCTTGGATGCAGTTAGCACTAAGAACCACAGATAAGATTGTAATTGACTATAACCCTTCAGATTACTACTCTTGGATATACGACAAAGTAATTACCAGAGAAGATGCTGACTTTACCATCACTACCTACAAAGACAACCCATTCCTTGAGAAATCATTGGTGGAAGAGATTGAGAGACTAAGAGATGCCGACCATGAATATTGGAGAGTTTATGGTTTAGGTGAAAGAGCAATATCAGAGGCAACTATTTACACCCATTGGAAACGCAGACGAAACTTCCCAGAAGGAGGGGAAATATTTTATGGACTGGATTTTGGCTACAACAATCAAACCGCACTGGTGCGTATCAAACACTTCGATAACGAGATGTTTGTGGAGCAACTCATCTACGAAACTAAAATGTCTACCTCACTACTCATCGATAGGCTAAAGGCTTTTGGCTTTGACAAGCGTACAGAGATATTCGCCGATGCTGCTGAACCTAAGACTATAGCTGAGATTAATAAGGCTGGATTTAGCCTTAAACCTGCCGTTAAAGACGTTTTTGCTGGTATCAACAAGGTAAAGTCATTTCCACTGATAGTTAAAAGCGATTCGTTAGATTTGTTGGATGAGTTTAAAAACTATAAATGGAAAACTGACAACGATGGCAATACGTTGGATGAACCAGTTAAGTTTAGAGACCACTTGATGGATGCCATGAGGTATGCCATATACTCAAAATTTGCCAAACCAAAAAGAGGCTGGGTAGTATAGGCTAAAAATTTGTTACTTTTGTAAAAATATCATATAGCGTGAAATTAACTGACATATTCGGAGCCATTAACCCTTTTAACCAAAAGGCACAAGCTCCTAATGGAATGATACAAGTTACCAGTCCATTTGCTGATTTTGGAGGATTACTTGCTGGAAGAACTTTATACCCAGAACTTAATCAAAGAAAATTCGTAAACGATTACGATAACAATAGTGAGGTGTATGCCATCATTAAGCGTATATCAAAAACTGTATCAACTGTTCCATTTTACGTTTACAAGGTAAAGGATAAGAAATCCCTTACAAGATATGCAGCACTCACTAAAAACTCAACTACTACTCAAGACTTAGCGAAAGCAGAGTTGATGAGAGTTAAGGCTGTAAGTGAGATTGCAGATTCCCCATTAAATAGCTTATTAGAAAAACCAAACGAATATCAATCTCTTTCCGAGTTTATTGAAAGCGTTATTGGTTATAAACTTATTTGCGGCAATTCTTTTGTATGGGCCAACCGATTAGAAAACGGTAAGGTTCAAGAATTAGTCGTGCTCCCTCCACAATACATGGCTATCATTTCTGATGGTACTATCAATGGGGTTGAAGGTTATTCTTTTACACTTGTTGGATGGGATTTCTTAGATGCGAAAGACGTAATCCATCTAAAATACTTCAACCCTTACTTCGACACTAACGGTTCTCAATTATACGGACTTAGCCCATTACAAGCTGCTTACAGAACTGTTCAACGTAGCAATGATGCAAAAGATACATCTGTTGGTATGTTACAGAATCAAGGCCCTAAAGGTATCTTGTATGCTGATGAGTCTAATAACTTTGGACAAGAAGAAGCTGGTAAGTTAAAAGAAGATTTCTACAATCAGTACGGAACTAAGAGCCAAGGACAAATCGTTCAGAACGCTGGTAAGATTTTGATTGCTGGTGCTAAATTAGGCTGGGTTAACATGGGCTTATCTCCTATCGACCTTCAGCTTTTAGAATCTGAGAAAGTTACCCTTAGAGAACTTTGTAATGTGTACGGTGTAAACTCTGCACTATTTAACGACCCAGATAACAAGACTTACAATAACATGAAGGAAGCTAAGAAGGAAATGCTTACGCAAGTAGTACTTCCAGAATTAGTTGCACTTCGTGATGCTTTCAATAGATTCTTTGCTACAGAAATAGGAAACGGATATTATATCGACTTTGACTTAACAGTATTCCCAGAGTTGCAAGAAGATATGAAAGAACTTTCTGCTATCCTTTCTCAATCATGGTGGATTACACCTAACGAGAAAAGAGCAGCAATGCGTTATGACACTATCCAAGATGAAGTAATGAATGAGATATTTATTCCAGCAGGTTATTTACCTATCGATGAACTAACTATGTTGCAAGACCCAAGAGATGCTCAACAGCAAGGAGATTACAATGTACCGCCAGTGAAGAACGAAGGTTTTTTTTTGAGCAAGAGTGAAAAGTTAGATGAGGTTTATTCTAAGTATAAGTCTGTAACTAACATGGGCTATGCAGAATTAGAAGCCTGGTCTAAAACAGAATGTTCAAAGAAAGCCTCTTTAGACAGAGCACCGATAGAAAGAAATTTAAGGCTGTTGTCTAAGAGCAAAGAAGAGTGGACATCGAAGGACATAGAAGATGCTAATAGAACAATCAGCTTTGTAAGCAGAATGAAAGGAGCAGAACAAGGAGAACCAGCATCAGAAGGATGCCCTTCTAAAAGAGATATATCATTAAAGAACTGGGCTTACGACCCTTCAAAATAAAACTATGGAACTTAAATCATTTGATGAAGCCTTTAAGGTTGTAGAAGATAATTTATCAGAGAAGCGAGTAAACAAGACTAACCCAAAAGGTATCAGTCATGCGAACAGCTTAATCTCAAGTGGTGACGTTACTAAGCCATCATCTTGGGAAAGACCATCTGTAGAGATGGAGAATGCTTACATCGAGGAGAATGGATGGGATGAATTCTCTAAATGGTTTTTAGGTGTTGATACTGCTATGGACAAAGAAACTAAAGGACACTATGGCTACATATATACTTCTGATTTTAAAACAGTTGATAGGGAAGGATTACGAGCAATCAGACAAAGGTCGGCACAAAACGGACTAAAAGGTGTGTTTGCAGCAGCAGGAAAAATGATTGAAGCTATAGACGGAAAAGAATAATGGCTAAGATAGTTACTCCTTCTCAGCAGTTCGCTTTGCAGCAAAAGATTGCAAGGAAGTCAGTAAGAGAGTATCAGCCTAAAATATTGGCTGCTTTACAATCTGATTTTGACAAGGCTGCTCAGTTGGTTAAGGATTACGGAGTTCAGCAAACTATCAATAATCAGAATGCGTTGTTTGACGGCAAAGAGATTAATAATATTTTACGAACTTTGTACGAGACGACTGGCGGATATACTGCTATGACGTATCAAAAGATATTTGACAAGTATAAAAAAGAAGAATCAGTAGATTTAGACACTCTGAACATCATGGATGAATGGTTGGCTTTTATGTTGTCTTATTGGACAACCTATAGCGGAACTAAGATGTACGGAATTGAAAATACTACCAAGAATGAGATTACAAGGATATTGAACGGCTCTATTAGATACGGACAAGAAAATAACTTGAGTCTTAACGAGGTTAATTCACTTGCGATTAAAAACCTACAAGAAGGTAAAATTAACAACGCAAGGAGTCTGCTGATTGCAAGAACGGAATCACATCAAGCATTAAGTGCTGGTATGATGGGTGCAGTTAAATTTGTTAACATACCTTTGCTGAAGCAATGGGTGGCAGCAGATTATCCTGCTAAGAATAATAGGTACAGAAGTTGGCATCGAACATTGGATAGACAAACCAATCCAGATGTAGGAGGAGTAAGAATACCGATTAATCAGCCGTTCCTTGTGAATACGCCAGAAAGAGGAGTAATTGAGATGCAATACGCACATGATGCAAACGGAGGTGCAATGAATAATTGTAACTGTAGATGTTGTACTGTGTTTATTGCTTAAACAAAAATATATGAGTAATTTTTATAACAAGAAAGCAGTAAGTGGTGCACCAGTCGATATGTCTGATGACACAAGAACCATTGAGGTTTACTATTCTGCATTTGGTAATGTAGATAGCGATGGCGATGTAATTATGCCAGGCTCATTTACAAAGTCTATTAAAGAGAATGGCCCACAAGCAAAGAATAGAATCTGGCACTTGTTTAACCACTCTACAGACAAACCAGTAGCAAAGCCAAAGGAATTGGTGGAAGATGCTTTTGGTTTAAAGGCAATCGTTAAGATGCCTAATACAACTTTAGGTAGAGATACTTATGAGCTGTATAAAGACGGTCATATCACAGAGCATAGCATTGGATTCCAGACTGTAAAGTCTCAAGCTAAATCTGGATATAACGAAATTCAAGAAATTAAATTGTTTGAAGGTTCCTCAGTTTTATGGGGTGCCAATTCTAATACGCCAACCGTTATGGTTAAGTCTGAAATCAAGTCAACTCTAATTGATGAGATAGCTAAAACTATCAAGTCATTAAGAAATGGTTTCTATACTGATGAAACTTTTGGTTTGTTAGAGTTAAAGCTCAAGCAATTACAACAATATCTCGCTGAGATGGAAGAAGAAGAATCAGTCGCTTCAGAAGAACAACCGCCAGTAGATACTCCAACTGCGTTGCAACCAGTAGGTGAATCAGAAGATGAGGCATTGGAAGATGAAGATGACCCGATGGTTTCCGTTGAATTAGAGATAAACAAATATTTACAATCATTTAAAATTTTCAACTAATGGTAGAAGAAATTAAAAGTGCATTCGAAGGCATCAAAACAGAAGTATCTGGAGCAATCGAAAATGCAAAAGCTGAAAGTGCAGTAGCAGTAGAAGGCTTAAAAACTGAATTAGAAGAATTAAAATCTCAAATCTCTGTAGTTAAAGATGCTGCAGACAAATTAGAGGCAAAAAGCAATCGTAAAACAATGAACGAAAATCAATTTAAAGGTTTCAATGCCACTTTAGGTGAGCAAATTGAAAAGAATGCGGACAACATCGCAAAATTAGGTCGTGGTGAAATGAAGAACACTTCTTTCATTATGGACACTAAAGCAGTAGGTAACATGACTGAAGCAGCTAACTTAACTGGAGATATTCCAAGAGCTTATGCTAATCAAGTTTACGGTTTACCTTCTCGTAAAATCCACGTTAGAAGTTTGTTACCAGTAGGTACAATCTCTCAAGGATTATTTACTTTCCCTCAAGAAACTGGTGGTGAAGGTGCTCCTGCTAACCAAACTCAAGGTAGTGCAAAAGCTCAAGTTGATTTCGATATCAGCATGGTTAATGCTCCTGCACAAGTTATCGCTGGTTACGTTAAAATCTCTCGCCAAATGTTAGATGACGTTCCTGCTATGACTTCTTTCTTACAATCTCGTTTATTAGAGAAATACTTAGTAGCTGAAGATGCTCAGTTATTATTCGGTTCTGGTTCTGGTGTTAACTTGACTGGTTTGACTACTGTAGCTTCTGCTTTCAGTGGTGCTGCTACAGTTGACGTTGAGCAATTAGTACAAGCTATTGCACAAGTTGAAGCAAGTAACTACTCTGCAACTGGTATCTTGATTAACCCTTCAGATTGGGCTAACATCGTAAACACTAAGAATGTGAACTCTGCGTACTCTTTACCAGGTTCTACAGTGGTTACAACTGATGGTCAATTATCTATCGCTGGTATTCCTATCTTCAAGTCTACAGCAATCACTGCTGATAAGTTCTTAGTAGGAGACTGGTCAATGGGTGCTCAAATCATGCAACGTAATGGTATCTCTGTTCAATTCTTTGACCAAGATGGTAACAACGCTGTTGAGAACATGATTACAGTTCGTGTTGAGGCAAGAATCGCATTCCCTATTTACTACGCTGGTGCGTTTGTATATGGTGATTTCGGTAACGTAGCTTAATCTTAGATTAACTCAAATATAAAGGGGTGGCCAAAAGCTGCCCCTTTTTTATGTCTACTATATTTTAGTTATTTTTGTAAAAATAATGGTATATGCAGATTATAAGGGATGTCACAACAACAACAGAGCCAGTTTCAGAACCAATAACATTGTCTGAAGCTAAGAACTATCTAAGGGTTGATTTTGATGATGATAACGACTTAATTAGCTCTTTGATAACTTCTGCAAGGGTTAGATTAGAGAAATATGCTGGTGTGGCTATGACGGCTCGTACATTGCAAGTTGTGGCTTATGTGGATGAGTTCATTGAACTTCCATACGCACCAATCAATACAATTTCTAAGGTAGAATACTGGGATAATGAAGAGTGGGTAGAGATTACTGTACCTCAATACAACGTATTAGGAACTACCTATAAAAAACTATACATGACTGCTTTTAGTCACATGGAGTTTAGATTTACTTATACTTGTGGTTATGCTACAACTCCTGCAGTTATGAAAACAGCATTGTACAAGATACTTGCTGATTTATATGATTACAGAGAATCTTCTGTAGAGGACAGCAAACCAAATGCTAACATAGCATCTGCATACGAACTAATGAAGCCTTATAAACGAGTAAGCATAATATTATAATGATAAGTAGACTTAAAAATAGGATTACTTTCCAATCTAAGGTTTCAGAATCTGACGGTGCTGGTGGTCAAGTCTTAACTGATGTTGACTACTATACTTGTTGGGCTGAGATATTTAGGGAGAATCAAAACAAGACAAACATAGCTGGTAAGGATTCTATATCAGATAACATTGTTTTTAGAATAAGGGATGCCAATAGTATCTCTATTTCTAATGACCTTACTATTGCTTTTGAAGGTAATATATACTTGATTAGCAGTGTTATAGATGAATTTGACAGCCATAACTATTTAAGAATCACTTGTTCTACCTTAAAGAGAGTTGGTACTTGGGATAGTATTACTGCTTTCTGGGAGAATATTAGTACAACCTGGGAAACTACTTAATGTCATTTTCAATAGATAAAAGTAATAGTGTAACTATCCTATCAAAAAGGTTAAAAGAGGCACCATTTGCAATCACTCAGCAAATACAGAAAATTATTAATGAATCTGTAATAACAATAGAGAGAAATGCAGAAAAAAGAGCACCACGAGGAAAAACTGGTTTATTAAAGGCTTCTATATATAGCACTCCTTACACAATGAATGCAGGAGCAAAAGTTGGCTCTAAAGGACGCATGGGTAGAAGGTCTAACTACTCTCCTTTTGTGGAGTTTGGTACTGGTAATGATTTTCAAATTCCAGTGTACAGAAACCTTAATATGAATCAACTTGAAGGCTATGCACAGACATTTAAACGGAGTAATGGAAATTTAGTAAATTTGCCCCATAGACCATTCTTATTCAACTCGGCTTCGGAAGAACTATATAAAATGGTTAATAAAATCAAAAAAATTAAAATATAATGGCTACTCTTCAAGGTAAAGCGGTAAAAAATACATATAGACAAGTACTACAGATTGGTGCTAATAATGTTGGAGTAAGTGGTAGTTTACAGCCAGTACAAGATGGTGGTGGAGTAAATACTGCTCTTTCTTTATCAACTACTGCAGCTACAATTACTGGTGATTTAACTATCACTGGTGATTTGATTATTACTGGAGGTGGTATTCAGATACAAGATTTAATTGACGATACAGTAGCCACTTTGATTCAGAATGGTACTGGTATCACTTGGGCTTATAACGATAGTTTAAGAACTTTAACTCCGACTATTACTATTGCAACTGCAGATGGTGGTGTTCAAGGTGATTTCTTACAACTTAATACTGGTGCTGGTGAAGCTAACGCTGTAGCTAAGATGTATTGGAACAATGTAGATGGCACTAACAACTTAGGCTTAATGGGTGGTAATGTTATATTGCCAATAGGTCAAAAGCAAGTTGCAAGAGTACTTAATAACTCTGGTAGCATCTTAAATAAGGCTGCTTATCAAGTGGTTAAAGTTGCTGCTGCTCAAGGTCAAAGATTGGCTGTAGCATTAGCACAAGCTAATAACGATGCTAACTCTACAGATACTTTAGGTTTAGTAGCTGAAAATATAGCTAATAATCAAGAAGGTTTTATTACAACAAGTGGCTTAATAACTGACGTAGATACAACTGGTGATTTACAATTACAAGACTGGAACGATGGTGATGTTTTATACCTTTCTCCAACTACGCCTGGTGCTATTACTAAGGTTAAGCCAGTAGCTCCTCAACATACTATCATTGTAGGTTTTGTAGTTTATGCTCACAAGACACAAGGTAAAATCTTTGTTAAGGTTGACAATGGCTACGAAATCGATGAACTTCATAACGTAAGAATTACAAATGTTGCAAATGACAACATTTTACAATATAACTCTTCTTTAGCTGTATGGGAGAATGTAGCTGGTACTACAACTAACATCGCTGAAGGAACTAACTTATACTATACTCAAGGTAGATTTGATTCAGCTTTCGCTGCTAAGAGCACAACGAACTTGGCAGAAGGAACGAATCTTTATTTTACAACTGCAAGAGGTGATGCAAACTTTGCAACTAACTTTGCAACTAAAACAACTACTAACTTGCCAGAAGGTACAAACTTGTACTTTACTAACGCAAGAAGTAGAGGTGCTTTAAGCGTAACTGCTGGAACTGGTATTGCTTACAATAGCACTACTGGTAACTTCAATTTAGGCTCAATTCCTAACGCAAGTTTGACTAATAGCTCAGTTACTGTGAATGGCCTTTCTTTGGCATTAGGAGCCTCTATAACGCTTACAACAAGCAATATAGCTGAAGGTACTAACCTTTACTGGACAGACGCAAGATTCGACTCAAGATTCGGCACAAAGACTACTACTGATTTAGCAGAGGGTACAAACCTTTACTATACTCAAGCAAGATTCAATACCGCTTTTGATGCTAAGACTACTACAGACTTAGATGAAGGCACTAACTTATATTACACTGATGCTCGTTCAAGAGCAGCCTTCAGCGAAAACGCTGTTGGTTTAGACTATTCTTCTGGAAGTGGTATTCTTAGCTTAACTGCTGGATATGCTATTCCTACAACCGTTAAATTAGGTCAATACGATACAGCTTACAATCGTTCTATCGTATCTGCTGCAGTAACTGGTACGTCTACTAAGACTTTGTCTTTGACTCAGCAAGACGCAAACGTAATTACAGCTTCTTGGACTGACCAAGGTATAACAACAATTAACGGAACTGCAAATCAAATTGCTGCTAACACTGTAGGTAACACTACAACTGTTGGGTTTACAAATGATGTTACTTTCCCTAACAACGTAGTTGTAAGCGGTAACTTAACTATCAATGGTACAGCTACTTATGTAAACACTCAATCAATATCTTCTAAAGACCCATTGTTTGAGGTTGCTAACGATAATAACACTACAGATGCTGTAGACATCGGATATTATGGTAGATATTACGATTCAGCTCAAACTCGTGTTGAGTTTACTGGATTATTTAGAGATGCTTCTGACGCTGGTAAGTTTAAGTTCTTTACTGGTTTAGTAGATGAACCTACAAACGTAGTAGATACTACTGGAACTGGTTATACTGTTGGTACATTGGTTGCTAACGTAGAAGGTAACTTAGCTGGTACAGCAAACGCTGCAAACGTACTTTCAACTGCAAGAACAATATCTGCAACTGGAGACGCTGCATGGTCAGTTAGCTTCGATGGTAGTACTGCAACAACTTATGGTACAACAACTGCGGTTCCTACAATCGCTGTAGATAGCAAAGGTAGAATCACAAGTGCTTCAAATACAAACATTGCTTTCCCAGTTACAACTGTAAACGGTGCTTCTGGTACTGTTGTTTTAACAACTACAAACATTGCAGAAGGTACTAACCAATACTTTACAACTGGTAGAGCACAAAGTGCTATTAGCTTAACAACAACTGGTACAAGCGGTGCTGCAACTTATAGCGGTGGTGTAATAAACGTACCTACATATATTGGTGGTTCTGGAACTATAAATGAAATTGCTTACTTCTCTACAAGTGGAGTAATTAGTTCATTATCAACTGGCACTTATCCTTCATTAACTGAACTAAGTTATGTTAAGGGTGTAACGAGTGCTATTCAAACTCAGTTTAGTGGTAAATTATCATTAACTGGAGGTACATTAACTGGTGCTTTAAGTGGTACAAGTGCTACGTTTAGTGGTAATATTATTGCTGGTGGAAGTACAGATGACACAAGTGGTGGTTTGTATTCTAACATAGCATTAAATGGTACAACATATTCAAGATATTCTTTATTAACTGGAGGTACTTCAAGAGCAAGATTTCAATTTGATGGAACTAATACAACTCTTACTACAACATCAACTGGTGGTAAATTACAACTTGCAACATTTGGAGCAGCTGCAATGGAGTTTAATACCAATGATACATTAAGGATGACCTTAACAAGCAGTGGTAATTTAGGAATCGGAATAGTTCCAAGTGCTTGGACAAGTGGATGGGCTGCTTTACAAGTTGGTACGGCTTCTTTGCATAATACTGGTTCATTTAGCCAGTTAGCAAACAATATATATTTTGATGGTTCAAATTATAGATATATAAACACATCTGGTGCTACAAGAATTGGAATGAATACAGATGGAGAGTTTTTTATTGGTACTGCTGCAAGTGGAAGTGCTGGTAGTGTTGCTACAATTGGTACAAGATTATCAATAAATGGCTCAAGTGGTGCTACTTCAATTTTTAGTACTAATAGTGGAGGACAAAATCTTCGTTTACAAACAACTATTGCTGCTGGAAGAAACTATATGCAATTTGCAAATGGTTCTGGTGATATGGGTTACTTTGGTTATGGAGGTGCAAATAGTAAATTCTTTATTGTTAATCAGTTGAATGATGATATGTTGTTTTATACTAACGACCAGCTAAGAATGACAATTACAGCTTCTGGTAATGTTAATATTGGAGCTAATATAAGTGCATCAAGTGGCTCTATTTCAACTTCTGCAATTTCAAGTAATACAAGCACATCATTATCTGCATCAAGAGGTTTAGTAATAGAAGCTAATACATCAACTAATAATGCATTTGTTCCTATTGGTTATTCTTGGGCTGGTTCTATATCAACTTATGACCCAAATTGGGGTATGGCATTAAGAACTGCAAATTATAATGCAGGAAGTGCTGATTTAGTATTCTTTACTGGAGGCCCTAATGTTAGGATGACAATATTTAATGGTGGAGCTGTAAGTGTTGCTGGTTCTTTATCTAAAGGTTCTGGTTCATTTAAAATTGACCACCCATTAGAATCAATGACTGAAACTCATCATTTAGTTCACTCATTTGTTGAATCTCCACAAGCAAATAACATTTACAGAGGTAAAGTTCAACTTGTAAATGGTAAGGCAGAAGTTAATTTAGATGAAGTTTCAACTATGACAGAAGGTACTTTTGTAGCTTTAAATAGAGAAATACATATTTACACATCTAATGAAACAGATTGGGATGCAGTAAGAGGTAAGGTAGAAGGGAATATGCTTACTATAGAATGTCAAAATAATCAATCTAACGCAAGTGTTTCTTGGTTAGTTATTGGAGAAAGACAAGACAAGCACATGATGGAAACAGAATGGACTGATGATAATGGTAGAGTAATTGTTGAGCCATTAAAGCCAATAGAAGAAAAAACAGAAGAATTGGAAGCTAAATAATTTTACCTAAATTTGTAAAAAATAACCAAATATGACAATAACATTAAACGCAGAGCAAATTAAGCAATTAGACGGCTTTTTTCAAGAGTTACCGACAAAGTATGGCTTACCCCTTATTAAGTTCTTTGGTGAGCTAAATGAGGCTCAAAATGGCCAACAAACGGATTCTAAAGAAGTAGAGGTAGAAGGATAATGAAAGACTGCGGATATGCTATACGAAAGGCTTATTTCGACAAGATAAATGCTAACTCCTACGAGTTATCGGTATATGATACCATAGCTCCAGATGGTGCAGAGCCTCCATTCTTGTTGATAAGTTCTCAGACATCAGTAGAAAATAGCGACAAAACAAGCTATAACTTTGATGTAAGCATACAGTTTGACATTGTATATAGGACATTTAAGTCTGGAGAGGTAGGTCAAAAGTCAGTAGATGAATGGGCTAATGGCTTATTGGAAATCATAGGAGTAGCTCCTGCAGATTACCCAAATGCTTCTCCAGATTTCAAAATAGTTACAAGGAATATGGTATCAAACCAGGCTACTTTTGACTATGTAGAAGAAACATATATTTTTAGAAGAGTTATAGTGGTAGACCACTTTGTAACTCAAACAACATAAATAACATAAAAAAACAAATAAAATGGCAACAACTGGTGTATTTAACGGAACCCTATTGGTAGTAAAGATAGGTGGAGTAGCTGTAGCTCACTCTACATCTTGTTCTTTATCAGTATCAACAGACTTACCAGACTCTACTACAAAAGATAGTTTAGGATGGGCTCAACAAATTCAAGGACTTCGTTCTTGGTCAGTAACAACAGATGGTTTAGCGGTTATCGAATCTGCTGCTGCTGGTGTAAACGTAGAAGATTTATTTTCTTCTGTAAGTTCAAGAACTGATGTAACTTTGACTTTCTCTACTTTCGTAAGTGGTGACAAGATTTGGACTGGAACTGCAGCGGTTGAGTCTTTAGACTTTACTGGTGACATGGAATCTCCAGCTACTTTCTCTGCATCATTCACTGGAACTGGAGCATTAGTGATGACTACCAACCCATAAACTAAAAACCAAAATATATGAGAGGACAATTTAACCTATCACTTTCTGATGGTAAGGTAATACCGCTGCGTTTCTGCACATGGTCTCTAAAGAGATTCTGTCAGTTACAAGGTATAGGCCCAACAGAGATAGGAACAGCTTTAAGCGGTGAATCTGCTTTAGACGCTGTCGTTAATTTAGTAAGGTCTGCTGCTGAATATCCTTTTTATAAGGAAGGCAGAAATCCAGATTTTAAGGAAATTGACGTATGCGATTGGATAGATGACATGGGTGGTATCGGTGGAGCACAGTTCCAAGATATTATTGCTGCACTATCAGAAAGTATGAATAGCGGATTAGAGCAACCTGGTTCTAAGTCAACAGAGGCTGGTGAAGAAAAAAAAAATTAGAATGGATTGACATAGAAAGATATACAATGGGGGAGTGTCAAATACTTCCCCATTTGTTTTGGGAGATGACCATGGCTGAATTAGACTTTGTTTGGTATGGTTATAGACACAAAGAGGAGCAAGAATGGGTGAGGTCAAGATGGCAAACAACTGTTCTTGTTAATATGCAACTACCTAAAGGCAAGAAGGTTAAGGCAACTGAACTTTTAGAGTTAGATTGCGATAAGAGGAATAGAAAAAAGAATGTTAAGATAATGACTAACGAAGAGTTAGAGGCAGTTTTAAAAAAATACGAAAATATTAAACCAGTATAATAATGGCGAATCAAGAAGGTGTTGATATTATAATTAAGGCCACCGACCAGTACACAGCTACGATAAATAAGATAAATGCTTCTAATGAGTTATTAGGTAAAACTATTAAAAGCGTACAGCAAGAACTTAACGCTACTACAAAGTTATGGACAACTCTTAGAGTTCAAGGAATTGACCCTGCAAGTGCATCGATGAAAGTATTAAAAATGAATGCAGAGCAGTTAAATTTTACTCTTAATTCAATGAAAACTGCTGCTACTGGAGCAAGTGGTGCAATAACTGGAAGTGCTAATAATCTTAAGAAATCAAATCAAGCCTACTCAAACCTTGCCTTAGTTGTTCAAGATTTACCTTTTGGTTTTAGAGGTATTCAAAATAACCTTCCTGCATTAATGGGTTCGGTTGCTGGTGCAACTGGGCCTATGTATCTTGCTTTCTCTGCTCTTATTGCAGCAGTTACGGCTTATGATATGGGCTTATTTAAAGCTAAAGAAACTAACGATGAGTTTAACAAAAGTCTACTAAAAACAAATGAGGAATTAAGTAAGGCAGTAAACTATACTAATGCAGATTCAAAAAATTTAGAGAGTTTAATTAGAGTTGGATTAAACTTAAATAATTCAGAACAAGTAAGATTAAATGCCTTAAAAGATATTAAAAAAGTATTAGGACAAGTTAATAAAGAAGAGGCTAATAAGATAACAACTATTGAATCTGCTATTATACCAGTTCAACTTTATACAGAGGCTTTAAAAAAACAACAATTACAAGAATATGCTTCTGGTAAAATTGCTCAATTACAGATTGACTTAGTAGAAAAGAGAAATGCTTTAGCAATAGCAAGTAAAGGTGGAGATAGGTCTATAAGCATTTTGAAATTATTTGGAATAAATAGTGTAGATGAACTAAGAACTCAAGTTACACAAGCAGAAACTCAAATAAGATTCTTAGAAGATATATTAGACCAAGCTAATAAAAAGACATTTACAAATCCTTTTGATAAATCAAATAAGGAAGATAAGGTTGATAATAGTGCAATTAAGCAACAAAACCAAGTAAACGAACAAGTGTTACAAGGTTTAATTGATGCTAAAAAAATAGAACTTAAAATATATGAAGATGACGCTTTTAAGAAATATGAAGTAGCAAAAAAATTAGCAGAATTAGAAAAGCAATTAGCAATAGAAAAAATTAAAAATGCTAAATATACTCCAGAACAAATTGCTGCATTAGAATTAGAGGTAAATAGAGAATTTTCCAATCAAATGCTTCTTTTAGACCAACAGATGCAAGAGCAGTTGCTTACGCAAGATGCTAAGACAAGAAAGGAAAAGAAGAGAAGACGTGAAGAAGAATTAAGAGAACAACAAAAATTTGGTGAAAGTCAAGTCGATTTGATTGATGCTCAATTAAAGGTTCAACTTAGATTAAATAGGGATAATGTTCTTGGACAACAAGAAGCTATAAAAGAATCAATGGCTAAGATTGGAGTCCTAATGGCTGCTTCATTTGGTACTGGAATGTTCCCAACTTATTTAAAATTCTTTGATGAACTAAATGCCAAGTTAGAGGGCATGGACCAAAAAGCACTTAGAGGTGCAGAGGCGATGAAGCAAGTTAATAGCATTATTTCTGATACTGCTACTAATGCACTTGTTCAGTTTGGAGAAAATTTAGGGAAGGCCTTTGCTGGTGAAAATGTTGACATATTTGGAGGTTTTTTAGATTTGTTAGCTGGTGGTTTACAAGCTATTGGTAGTGCATTAATTGCTTATGGTTTTGCTATGGATGCATTTAAAAAGGCTTTTAATGACCCATACCTTGCTATTGCTGCTGGTGTTGCATTGGTTGCTGCTGGTTCATTTTTAAAATCTAAGATAAGTAAAGTAAGTAGTACTGGAGGAGGTGCATCAGCTGGTAATATCCCAGCCTTTGCAAATGGAGGTATTATATCTGGCCCTACAATGGGTCTTATGGGTGAATATCCAGGAGCTAAATCTAATCCAGAGGTTGTAGCACCTTTAGATAAATTAAAAGACATGATTGGTGGTGGTGGAGGTGGTACATTTGTGTTAAGAGGACAAGACTTACTTTTGTCAGTAAATAGAGCACAAAAGGCATCAAATATCAAAGGACAAACAATTAGTTTAGCATAATGGCATACGGATTAAGATATAACTTACAACAAGCATTAAGAGATTCAAGTACATTATTTGTAAATATTTACGAAGATGGTTATACTGGTTCAGTTTATAGTTATACTCCTACTGCTATAACTATTTCACCTAATACTATTAGTGATGAGCCAGAACCAGGTATTATATCTTCACAGTTAATTGTATCTTTTTTATTGTCATCACAAGATGATTATAATAATTTTCCAACTTTGCTTACTTATGAAGATAGGCAATACTATGTTGAATTAACCAGAACTCCATTAAATGGTTCACAATCTGTTGTTTGGAGAGGATTTATGTTTAACGACTATGTAAATATTCCATTTACTACTGGTAATTTAGAAGTTAATATCACTTGTATAGATGCTTTATCATTTATGAAAAATAGCATTTATCCTTATACGGCTACATCAAATCAATTAGAAAAGTTATATACAGTTATATCTCAAGGGTTAAATTCAATAGGATTCCCTAATACAACATTTTTATATCAATGCTGTTCTTACTTTGGTTCAGCTATGTTTAATAGAAGTATTGCTGCATCTAATGAGCCTTTTGACCAAACTTATATTTATAAAAGGGATTTACAAAGGCAAAATTATTATGATTTAATAGAGCAAATAGTTAAATCTTTTGGTTGTAGATTATTTCAGCAAAATGGAGATTGGTGGATTATGTCAGCTAATGAAATGGCAGCATCTACTATTTATTATGCAAAGTATAATTTAAGTACTAACACATCTACTGGAGGCACACTAAGTAATGGTGTAACAATATCTCCATATAATGGTTCTAATATTCACTTTATTAATAATTCTCAAAATAAAATAACCAGAAAAGGTTATCCTATTATAAAAGTTAATGCTCCAGTTAAATTTACAAGTGATTATATAGCAAATGGCACATTTAAGGTAAATAGTGGTGGGGTTGTTAGTGCTTGGACTCAAGCAACATCTGGTACTGGAACAATTACAGTAATACCTAATTCATCTGAGCCTTATGATGTAGTTCAATTATCTGTAACCAGCTTTGGTGGAGGTTCGACTTTTTCCTATGTTACTCCTGGAACCTTGCCATATTTTTATGCTCCAGGATTTAGCTTTAGTTTTGATGCTACAGTAAGTGTTGTTTCTGGTTTTATAATAGAAGTTTCTGTAGAAAATTCAAGTGGAGAAAGATTCTATGCTGATGCAAATGGTGTTTGGGGTGCTCCTGGAGTTGTTAGAACGTATGTTATTACCTTGAATACTGCTGTTAATGTATATGAAACTATTACATCTAATCTTCAATTAGGTGCTTTTAATATTGGTGGCACAAATTACAATGTTGAAGGATTTCTTAGATTACAATTTACATGGACTGGCCCAGGAGGCGTTACAGCAAATATGAAATTAAGAAATGTCAATGCAACTCAAACTTCAACTGCATTACCAAGTTCTTTAATAGCAACAAGATTTATAACTACAACAAATTCATTAACTAAAGATTTTGAATCTTCTTTAGGTATTTATAGGTCTGATATACAAAACTGTTATGGTGCTTTATTTTATTCAAATGGAACTCCTATAACCTCATGGTATAGATTTTCACATTTAGGAACAACATACCCTTCATTGCCAATATTAATAGCAAGAGAATTATCTAATCTATTTAATAGAAACTATGCTACTTTAGAAGCTGAGTTAGGAGAAACTATTACATCAAATAATACTATTTATTTAAATAATACATATACCATAACAGACTCTGCAACTAATGCACTATCTTATAATGGCAAAAAGTTTATAGCTAATAGAACTGATGTAAATTTATATATTAATCAAGAGAACAGTTTACAATTATTAGAAATTACAGATGTAGATAATACGTCTACTGAGTCTATCACATGGGAATTAAACGGATAAAATTAAAATTATGGCAATCTTAGGAACAGATGTTATCTTATATTACTACAATGGCTCATCAAATGTGGCTTTTTCTTCTGCTACTAATTGCTCATTACAAACAAGCATGGAATTAATGCCAGTATCATCTACATCTTCTGCTTGGGCTGTTGAGTATAAACCAGATTTAACTTCTTGGACAGTAGATTGCGATGGATTATTGGCTTTTGATGGATTCGATTTCGAAGATTTCCTTAATCTGCAATACAATAGAACACAAATAACAATAAAATTTACTGTTAATACTTCTCCTGCATATACCATAACTGGCTTGGCTAACATACAATCTGTTTCATATAGTGGCGATGTTAATGGAGTAGCTACTTATTCAGTATCTTTTCAAGGATGTAAAAGATATACAATAGCATAAAAATTATAATATGGCAATTTTAGGAAGCAATTTAGCATTATACTACAGAGCAGGTTCAAATAACTATGTTCCTTTTGCTGCTTCTACAAGCTGCAATATGACTTCTAATACTGCTCAAATTGAAGTAACTAATTATAATACAGATTGGTTTAGGGATTATAAGATGGATATGTTAGATTGGAGTGTTACTTCGGATGGTTTAATTACGATAGATGCTGTTGATTATAAAGACTTATTAGACTTTCAACTAAACAGAACAAGAATAGTTGTAAGGTTTTCTGCTATAGGATTAAAAACTAATATGTTTTTTGGTAGAGCCTATATTACAGATATAACATTAAATGGGCCAGTAGAAGGCGTAGCTACTTACTCTGTTACAGTTACTGGAGCAGGGCCTTTTAGATTTACTGACCCTACTACTTGTGGAAAATACTTGGTAACATTAACTACTGGAGGTTCTATTGAATGGGTTGATTGTGATACTGGTGACCTTAAATCATTTGCTTCAAGTGGGCCTATAACATTCTATCAATGTGCTTTAATATCTGGTGGATTAGCACAAATATTTATAACAAGCGGAACTGGAACTATTACCCCAACTGGATATTGTTCAGAATAATCATAATATGCAACATCTTAGAGACTATATACTTATCATTGGGTTCTTTTTCTTAGGCGTATTTGCCTATGAGTCACTTCATAAAACCGATAAAAAGACTGACTTTAGTGATATGAAGAACTATAATAAGATTAAGGAGATACATGATACTCTGTACATAAAAACGTACAGAAATCGGTACATAAAAGGTGATTCTATCCCTTTTGTGATTATAGCTACAGATACTACTATTATTCATGATACAGCTTATATTCTACAAGACTACAACGTAAGCAGAGCTTATTCTGACACTATTAATCAAGATTCTAATATCTTTGTGATAGATGATACTATCAGCCAAAATCGTATCAAATCGAGGTCTTTTAAGTCCAAGATTACCGAAAAAACCATCTATGTTAAGGAGTATTATGCAGAGAAAGCTAAGTATAGGCTTTTTTACGGCATAAGAGGCGATTTTAGCCCATCTAATGGCTTAGAAGTACTAAGTCCTGGTTTGATGCTAAGTGCCAAAAATAAGGCTCTAATAGGTCTTAATCTTAATATTAATAAAAATAATAATATGAGTTACTCTGGTAGCTTGTATTTTAAAATAGGTAGAAAATGATAAAGTTTATAAAAGATATGTTTTCTGGAGGTTCAGAGGTTAGTTCAAAAAGGGTAGCTGGTATGCTTTCTTTGTTATGTGCAATAACTGGGATATTTGCAGCGTTATTATCTCAAACTGCTTTTGACTCATTGCTTATGTATTCTGCTACTTTATTGTCAGCAAGTGTTGTAACATCAATTTTTAACAAAAAATAACCATGTCAAACTTTAACGATTTGAACTCAGATTTAACTCCAATAGGAATCACATTTACAGCCGTATCATGGCTTAATATTTTTGGGATTGTACAAATCAATCCTTTGTTACAATCAATAGTTTATTTAATGACTATTTGTTGGTTAGGAATGCAGATGTATGGCTTCCTAAAAAAGCAGTTTAATAAAAAATCCTAATTTAGTGCTCTATGAGACTAACAGCACATTTTACTTTAGCAGAATTTACTCGTAGCGAATCAGCTAAAAGACATGGTGTGTCTAATCAGCCAATCCCAGAACATATAGAGAATATTAAAATACTTTGCGAAAGAGTATTAGAGCCTATTAGAATGAAGTTCGGCCCTCTTATCTTATCATCTGGATATAGAAGCAAGGTTCTCAATCATTACATTGGAGGTAGCTTAAAATCACAGCATTGCGAGGGAAAAGCGGCAGACCTGGATATGGATGGTGTGGATGGTGTAACAAACAAAGAGATTTTTGAATACATAAAGAACGAGCTTGAATTTGACCAACTAATAAATGAGTTTAATTACTCATGGATTCATGTAAGCTACAACTTAGGCAAAAACAGAAAGCAAGTATTAGATGCTTTAAAAGTAAATAATAAAACTGTTTATGCTATTCACAGAGACTAACCAAACCAACCAATATGGCATCGAAAAAAAATGTGCTTGTCATAGGAGACACGCACGAACCATTCTGTCATCCACTTTATAGGAACTTTTGCCTTGAAGTGTATAACAAGTTTCAATGCTCCGAAGTAGTACATATCGGAGATGAAGTAGATAATCACGCAATCTCTTATCACGAATCAAAACCAGACGGTCATGGAGCTGGACATGAAGCTGATTTAGCTCAAGCAGCTATGTATAAATGGTACAAGGCTTTCCCTAACGTAAAAGTCTGTATCGGTAACCACTCAGCCCTACATAAAAGAAAGGCTCAAACAAGCGGTTTACCAGAGAGATTTATCAAATCATACGAACAAGCATGGGATGCACCTAAAGGCTGGAAATGGGCCTTAGAATGGGAAATAGACGGTGTTCTATATACTCATGGCACTGGAAGTTCTGGACAAGCTGGTGCAATCAACAGAGCAAGGGATGCTCGACAATCAACTGTTATAGGTCATATTCATAGTTTTGGTGGAGTTTTATACTCATCATCTGATAAGGACATGATATTCGGCATGAACGTAGGCTGTGGTATCGACATTGATGCCTATGCTATGGAATATTCACGACCTTTCCCCAAAAGACCAACATTAGGCTGTGGAGTGGTGTTAGATGGCGGAAGAGTTGCTATATTTGTACCGATGCCTTTAGGTAGTAAAATAATAAGGCTTCCAAAAAAATAGAAGTTCGTTCCTGATGACATAAAGTGTGTATCATATTGATTTTCAATGTGGTATGCACTTTTTATTTCCGTTAAAATTAAATCGTAAATTTGTATGAGCAGAGAAGTAGACGTAAAGATTGACCAATTAATGAAGGAGAAAAGCAATTTAGAAGCAAGGCTTGAATTGATTGTTAGAGAATTGCGATTAACTGTTCTTAAAAATAGTATCACAAATGTTAATGCACATCATACAACTGACAGAAGATGAAGATGAAAGCTATGAGTTCCAAGATAATTCAGAGGAATCAGATGCTTATATCAACATATACCAAGTAGTTAGCGTTACTGCTGATGAGGAGAATGATGAAAGGTGCTTTGTGTATATGACAAACGAGGACTACTTCTATGTGAACGAATCAATGAATAGTTTTATAACGAGGTATCAAGCAATGCTTTATGGCTCAGTTTTAACTAAATTTTATGATAGTTCTAATAAACAGAATTAAGATGCTCTCTCATAGGTGTTTGGTTGGTTTTGGTGAAGGCTCCAGGTAAAATCTGGGGCTTTTTTTATAATAAAGAACCCCCCATAAGAATATGGAGGGCCACCTATTTATCTACAAAACACAACACTCTACTTTTTTTGGTACTCTTTCACTGCAAATGTAACTAATCCTACAATACAAAGTACATATAAACCTCTAAAGGATAAATGCCAGAACATAGGGTTCCATTCTGCAATAAGGAAAGCAAATGGTAAATAAACCATTACCATTAATGCTATCAGTCCAACCATTGCTTCAAGTATATTTTTCATAATAGTTAATTTAGAAAGGTAGTTTTTCTCTTACTTCGCCATCTGGCTTCCATGGGTCAATTTCTACATAGAAATCTGATTCACCTGGATTGTGAGACTTTTTCATCTTTACTAAGATGTTAGCCCATCCTTTGTTATCTTTAGCAAAGTCATTTAACTTTTGTAAGTCATCTGGCCCTAAAGAGATTTTTCTTAAACTACCGAATGCTGTTGTTAGTGTGAAGCATCTCCCAAGGTAGAGTTCTTTTGATTTAGACATTTTGTTTGGTTTTTATTGTTATAAACTTTTTTTTAATTGCTCTTTTAACTTAGTGAGGTAAAGACTAAAGTCTAATGCCTCTTCTATAGCGTGTTCAATCCATTGTTCTGTTATTAAGTCATTTCTGTCAAGGTCAGTTCCGTATTTCTCAAAGCCAATCCTTGCTCTATCTTTTAAACGATTAATAACATTCTCAACGACTGAATCGTACTCGTAGTTATTCTGCATCTTTTTTATATTTTTTTACTTGTGCTTTTAAGGCTTCTCTCCACTTTAAGTCTACAGTACCATCATCCAAGATGTCTTGAATAAGCTGTATTGTCTCGTTAGATACAAACTCTTTAGCTTTCTTTGTAGCTTTTACTACTTTTTCTTCTTTGTTTTCTAATTCTAAGTTTTCCATAATTTAATTTTTATCTGCCTTGGCCTCTGTATTGTTTAGGCTTCGGACTGTGTTTATTGTAAGATTTTTTAGCCCTACCCATTTTTCGCTTCCCGAAATTCTTTTTCTGATTCCCTCCAGCAGAAGATTTTAGTTTCGCCATCTTTAAATATTTCTAATTTTATTGTTTCATCTGATGTCTGGCTACATAACATACTTGCTCCTCCTGCTAATCCTAACTGAGTTAAAAAAGTAAATTGCTCTGGACTAATCCTATCGCCTAACTTCTTAATCTCACAAGCTACAAACTGACCATGTTTCTTATCATAACCGATTATATCTGGAACTCCTTTCCTTCCAATAAACGCCCTACCTTTTACAGCAAGGTTATTATTTCTCCATACTTCCATCCCTCTTTGTCCTAAATAGTCAATCATCATTTTGGTCAGCTCGGAAGCTGTTTTGTATGTTGCCATAAACCAAAGTTACAATATATTTATATATTTTATACATAACGAATCATCTCCTCTATTGGAACTTGCACATATTTGACGTTTCCTTCGACCTTAGTATTGTTCACTCTAAAGTACCTACGAGCCTTTTTTCTAAGCATTTCTGACCTAATAAAGTATATCCTATCCCTTAAATCAAAGTTAATAGCAAAGAACTCTACATTTTTATCAGCTATGCCAGATGGTTGATTGTCTCTCTCGTATTCTAACCACATAAATCCATCTAATAATGCTGTAGGCATCTGTATTACCAAAATCTTAGTGTTCTTAGCAAACAACTTAATAGCTTGATAGGTACCATCAGCGTTACGTGCCTCTTCTATTTCGAACTTACGTCTGTTCCTATAGCCATTATGCTTACTCACAATTATTTGTTTTATTTAACATTTAATTCGTTATTTGTAGTTTCATTTGGGTTAGATAATCCAACATTACCATCTGTTACTATATGTAAATTATTAAATGTTTCATTGTAATATTCTTCTGGTTGTTCTGATTCATGAAACATACATATAGCCCTACTATAAGCCTCTATTATCTGCTCTTTTTCTTTTTCAAGTTTATTAACTGCTTTTTTAATCATATCACTTATCATTGCTGATTTATCTTTTAATCCTTCTTGCCATAATAAATTTTTAATTAAATCCATTTCATCAATTAATTCTTGCATTGCTGTTTTCATAGTATTTATTTATAGTCAATAAATGTCATTGTTTCTGGTAAAAATCTAAGAGGCAAATTTTTTGTTGTGCCATGTCTATTCTTCTCAACCTTACAGATAACTAAATCATTAGTAGCATACTCTGTTCCACCAATCTCTATTGGATTAGTCATCTCATAATAATTAGGCCTCATTAGCATAATAACTGCATCAGCATCTTGCTCAATAGAACCAGATTCTCTAAGGTCTGATAGCTGTGGCATCTTATCTCCTCGTTCCTCAACTCTACGAGATAATTGAGATAGGGCGATAATCGGTACTTGTAACTCTTTTGCTAAGGATTTAAGGCTTCTGCTTATTAAACTCACCTCCTGCTCTCGGTTTTGGTTGTTTTTGCCTTGTCCACTCATAAGCTGTAGGTAATCGATAAAGATTACTTTAATGCCATACTTCTGCTTCATAATGGTTGCCTTTGCTCTAAGTTGCGAAATACTTATACCGCCCATATCTTCAATATGTAGAGGGGAAAGTAATATCTTATCATCAGTTTTTAGTAGTATCTTTCTTTCTGCGTCATTCAAATTATTCATTCTAAGGCGTTTTAAGGGTATCTCACTCGTAATTGACTCTAACCTTTCGACTAACTGTTCGGAGCTCATTTCGAGGCTAAAAATGGCCGTAGGAATCTTATTTTGAATACATAGATGGTAAATACTTGAAAGCATGAAAGCTGTCTTACCCATTCCTGGTCTTGCAGCTATAACTACAAAGTCTGGTCTGCACCATCCAGCTAAAGTGTTATTAAGCTCACTAAAGCCAGTATCATAACCTAATAACTCACCGCTTTGTGCCTTATCTCTTGAGTAGTTTAACGATAAAATGACATCAGTTATTGTCTTTTCATGAATATTACCATACTCTTGTAAAGCTATAAGTTTACCGTTGACCATGCTGAGTAAATCTATTGCTTGACTTTCGTTGTCTAAGCATTCATATTCGCTTTGTTTAAACAGCATAAATGCTTCTCTCTTCTTATAAACCTCAATAAGCATCTCAATATGGCTGTTGACATTGTGTGCTCCAGTTACATTATCAGTTAACTTTGATAGGTAAAATGCACCTCCTAATTCTTTATAGGCCTCATCATCTTTAAGTTTTTGGTTTAAAGTAGTGATGTCTACATAAACGCCATCATCGTACATCTTTTTTACTATGTCAAAGATTTTTTGGTGGCCTAAATCATAAAATACTTCTGTTTTTAAGTGTCCAACAACTAATGGTAATGTTCTTTTATCCATCAATATTGCACCAAGTATGCTTTTTTCTAACTCTCTGCTCTGTGGTAGTTTTACTAATTCCATTATTTAAGGCTGATTTTAGTTGTTTGTTGTGTAGTAGGTGTAAACTGATTGCTATTTCTCTTCCATGTTCTTACTGCTGCCTTCCAATCCTTCATAGGATTTTTACCTATAAGCCATCCTCTTGCTTCGTAATGGTCTATAAATTGTGAGCCATCTAAAGTAAATCCAATCTCTTTAGAATATTCATTTATTTGTTCAGCCGTAGGCCTTATAAATGTATTCTTATTGTTAGTATTATTGTTAGGTAAAGTTTCTTTACCAGTTTCGGTAAAGTTTTTTGACCGTTCAAGTAAAGTTTCTTTACCATCGGTAAACTTTTTGTAATCGTTTATATAACTCATAAATACTGACGTTACTCGTAAGTGTTTTGTAGTAGGATTTTTATAAACCAACTCTTTTTCTATTAATGAGTTTATAATGTTAATTACAGATTGTTTAGATAAATCTAAATCCTTACCCATGGTTTCTTTGCTCATATAGCACCATAAGGTATCATTGTTCTGCATACGCATAATCGTATCTAATACGCAGTATTCATTACATGATAGCTTAAAATCCTTCCGTACTGGATGAATTATTGTTGTGTAAAATTGTGACATAAGGTTATTTTTTAATACGAAACACTACTAATCGATTTTGATATGTAAATCTTTTCTTTTGTAGTGGGTTAAGTGATTCTCGTATTGCTTGTGCGTTAATGTTGGTCTTTCTGTTTGCTGCTGCTATTGATATAAACTGCTCTTCTTCTTTGGTATCAAGGTATATCATTCTAACCTTAATAGAGTTTTCGAATCCTCTTGGTTCTAAATCTAATCCCATTAATGATGCGTTTTAGTTCGTAAATAAGGTTTGCTGTAAATAGTATTGTAAATGCTAAGGGCAATGAAATTAGTATAAACTTTAATAACTCATAGATAAATATTAGTAATTGTTTCATAACTTTTATTTTTATAATATGATAAGTTTTTAACCATATTTTGCAAATCTTGTCTATTGTAAGTATAAATTTTTATCTTAATAGTTCTATTATTGTTAAGAATATTATTTATTTGATTATAAAAATATGGCAAATCTTTGTTACCTCTAAAATTATTACACTCATTGCATATCCATATTAAATTTTCAAAATAATTATTACCACCTTTTGATAATGGTATGATATGTTCTTTAGTTCTGTAATTACTTTGAGTAAATCTCCTTTCACAATAGTTGCATCTTGTACTGTTAAAGTTTATTGACATAAATAATAGTTTAAATAACCACCCCAAGTTCCCGTAATTACTATCTGGTTAAAAATATTTAATTTCTTGAGGTGGTATAAGTTTACTATTTGCCTTTAGGCGTAATAGGTGTTGTAGGTTTTTTTGTGCTCTTATCAAGCCACTTTAGTATTTCATCTGCTCTTTCATACATCTTACTATCCATTCCTTGAATTAAAGATACCCATAGAGCAAACTGCTCGTTGTTCATTGTTGGTTGGTTCATATTATTTTTTTAGTGAGATTTTAAATGTGGTTGTGCTATACTTAGGAGCTGGGTAAATCATCTCACCAGTCTCTGGGTCAACCAATGGTTCTTTGATTGTTTTTAGTAAAGACTCTCTTTCTTTCTGCTTAAACTTGATAGCTTCTAATTCTTGGTTCATTTTAAGCCAAGTATAATCTCCATCATAAGCATACTTTACTCCAGATTCAAACTTACTTACTTCTGCTCCTAAGACCTCTGCTTTGCCTTGTGGATGCGATGAAAGTATATCTACCACATCTTCCTTTAAATCGGCTCTAATGCCATCTAAAAGCTGAATGATAGCCTCTGCTTTAACAAGCATCTCAAGTGGGTTGTCTCCAGTCTCTCTAAAATGCTGTACGATAGTTTGTTTTAGCAATTCGATGCTAAACTTTGATGGTTCAATAGAACTTAGTTCTACTTTTGGTAATAATTCTAAACTCATAGTTTTATTTTTTGGTTAGGTTTTCTTTTTTCATAGACAATAACTTCTTTAACATTTCGTTACTATCAAATAACTGCTTATAGCCAAAGTACAAATCAGTAAGTTGCTTTACTTTAGTACACTTAGCAATCTCCATCTTGATAGCATCAATATCTATTTCTTCTTCTTCTACTATTTCTGCTACTACTTCTTGTACTGTCTGAGAAGGTTTTTTAGGGGTCTCTACTGCAAAGTCCATTTCTTCTGCTGGTGTAGCTTCAAAACCTGCAGCTTTCATTAACCAAGCAAGTAAATTACGATACGCCTTACCGATTGCTCTTGTCTGTGCCATTGATAAGATTGCATACTCATCAAATCTTTTTTTGCTATGCTCAAAGTTGCTACAGATTGCTACTCCAGTAGCCACTAACTGACCAGTATTAATATTTCGTACTTCGCACTTAGCCATGTACTTTATTTCTACTTGACCAGGTTCTGTGCCTCTTCGAGTTAAGTCCGTAGTTTCTGTGATAATCGGCATTAACCCTAAAGAAGCTCCAGCGAATTGCCATCCTTCAACATTAACGAATTGCTTTCCTTGAATGTTGCTTGACAATCCTTTTTCTTTGATAAGTTTCGCTAAATCTTTTGATAAGTTTAGCATCGAGTCTGAGTTGATTAAATCAAACCTCGGTTGATTAGTTAGTTCTGTGCTCATAATTTAGTTTTTTGGTTGTGTTAATTGATTGGTTAAAATAGGATGCTTCTACTATTGGATTGTGTTCCCAATAGTTTACTAATCTACTTATTAGGTTGTAAGACTCTTGGCTGTAGTTAATCTCATGTAGAATCTTAGCTACAAATAGTTTTTTGTCTTGTTCTGATAGTTGGTGAAATGTAGAATACATAGTGTTTGTTTTTATTTGTCTGAATATAATTTAGGTACCTTAATCTTCTTTCTTACTTCTTGATATTTCTCCATGTAATATGGCACTACTTCTACATCGTTTGCAAAAGTGTTAATACCATGTAAAACTGTAGTTCTATCTCTTTTAAAGTAAGGTGCTATTTGTGCAGATTTTTGTTTATAGTGAACATGAAGGATATAAAAGCACATATTTCGTGCAAGAACATTGTCTCTATATCTACCTTTATTTGTAATCATAATAGGCCTTATTTTAAAAACATTAGCCGCATGATTAATTACATTGTCTACTATTGCCTTATCTACCTCATAGTTCTTTGGTCTT